TTGCTCTGTCATACTTGCTCCTTTAATAATTGATTTGCATACTGCTCCGGACTTATACCAAGTTGTCGAGCTATCTTAACTTGAGTCTGGGTCAGACGTACTTGCGAGGGTTTAGAGTTTCCGGTGTTCCTCGTGGCACCGGCAACAACTGTTTGAGGTTGTCTATCTTTTGTTTCAACCACTTCTTCCGAAGGGGTTTGTTGAATACCAAAAAAATTCGGGAACTTATTACGCATTTCTTTATCTACTTCTGCATAATACTTCTCTGCTTCCTTAGCAGGGTCTATGCCATTAGTTCTTAATGCGTTGTCAACATACATAGCATATGATGACATTTCTTTGTGGATTGGCTCAGTACCCATAAACCATGGGTTTTTAGCTGCCCACCTTTGTAAATCTTCATCTATTTGTTGAGGTTGTTGTTCAGGTGTTTCCTCAACCGGCAAGTCTTTAAGTATTTGTGTTTGTACTTGCTGAGACATATTGTTAGCTGTTTGCTCTGCAAGAACTGCTTTAGAAAGTTGTTCTTGAGCTTCAGCCATTTTGTCTGCATCACCTGCTTCATAAGCTGTCTTATACATTGCTTGTGCATTTTGTTTTGCCCACAAAGCATTGTTAGCTGCTTGTTTATTTAATACTTCTCCACCTTGGTCTACTAAAGCTTGTAGCTTTTTATTCTCTTCCATAAGAGCTGACAATCTTTGTATCGCTTCTTGCGACTCTCTAGCAGCCTGTTCTTTAGCTCTACGCTCCTCATGGTAGTCGTATTTTAATTTATTAATTCTGTCACCGGCTCTCTTAGAGTAATCGGTTATCTCAGCATCTAGTGTGTCATCATCAACTTCTACTTCTTCAACGCTTTCATCTCGTGGAGGTCGTCTATCTTCTGCAGGAACATCATCTATAATCTCAACAGATAAATCTTCTGGAACTGTATTATCAACTTCCATTGTTTTGCCAAAGAATTTTTCTTCTTCGGACGTGATAGGCTGACTATCTATAATCGGCTCTTCATTTATAATTTCAGTATTACTCATGCTCTTACTACTCCTGTTGGGTCATCAACGACTGCTTCCACAGTATCGTCATTAATTAAACGAAACTCTTGTCCATACATGACCATACGAGTACCTGAGTAAGCTCTAAAGATTACCCAATCTCCTTTTTGACACCAAGGTCCTGAAGGAAATCTTTGTTCATCTTTATAGGCTTCAGGTCCAATCTTTAAGACATATCCACATATATTAGATACTTCTTCGTCTTTGATTGTTTGTGAGGCTTTGATAATACCACCCTCCGTCTTTTCATCTGCTTGTGGCATAGCTACTAATATCTTCCAACCTTTAGGGTCAGGTAGCTGTGTCTTAACATCTTCATTTACGGGTGGAGCTTTTACACTCTCTGGGTCTGGGATATTTTCTAGTTTTACTTCACTCATATATTTGCACGACTTTAGGAGTCGAGTACCTATTCACGCTCTTCATGTCTTTTCTTCCAATCTGACATTTCACGCTCTGCAAGGGATAATCCCTCGATAATTCCACATAATCTTTTATAGTCAGGGTAATCTTTTAGATTGCCTGTTGCTATATGTTGTTCATGTTCTCTAATGATATCATTTAGCCTTCTCTTTAAAAACTGTGAAAGTGATTGCTCTTTGACATCATTACTCATTCTTATTGACATCTTCGACTATTTCTCTAGCCATGTCAATACCTTTTTGGAAATCTTCTCTTGCCTCTGCCTTTCTAGTTTCATCAACATCTAGCAAATCACTAGCAACTTGCTGTCCTATTTTAGCTCCGGCTATTTGTTCTTGAGATTGAATTCTTTCTCTTTCAATATCATCTCTGTTCATTGCCTTTTCTGCATCAAGCTGTAGCCTTGCAGCACTCTCTGCAATCTTTCTTTGTACATCAGCTTCTTTAACTGCAATCTCTCTATCTTTCATTTGCAGTAATGGGTCTTGCTGTTGTTGTGCAATTCTTTCTTGTTGCTCTTTAGCTTGTGAAGTTATAGCAACTCTTTGTGCAGCTTCAGCTACTAACTCAGATATACGCTTTTCAACATCTGGTGGAATAGGCTGACCCTCTGGTGGTAGCTCAATACCCATTTCTCTTTCTACTTGTTTTCTAAACTTCATAGTTAAATGTTGATTAACATATGCTGAGGCATTAGCCACAATGCTTTGTGCATTAGGACTTTGCTCAATACTTGCAGCAACCTCAGGATTTTGTTGAGCTGCAACAATAGTTTCAATATGAGCGTCATGGTCTTGAAACGGAAATGCTTTGACCGGTTGACCATTAATTAAATTCTGTACTGCAGTCACAGGGTCTACAGGTTTAATATCATCTGTATCAGGAATAATATCTTCTACGTTTCTTATGCCTAGTGTTTCAAGCATTTGTCTGTGTAGCTCTGGCATATTATAAATCTGTGGTGCTGTAGTTGCTAACTGCATTGCAGCTTGATACTGCATAATTCTTTGTGCCATGGTTGAAGCATTAGGGTCAGAGACCGGTAGTACATCTACTCTTTCATCAAAGTCCTCTACCTTTATAAACTCTTCTTCGTCCATCTCATATGGGTAAGAAGGCTCAGTAAAGTCTTTTACAATGCCAACTAAAATTTCAAACTCTTTTCTCATAGAAGCATGAAGTCTTGCTTGTACTGCTGACATAACTTTCATGTTTCTTTCTAACAAAGCTAAAGTAGTTCCAACCGGAGCTTGATTATTCATGTCAGATACTTTCATATCATTCATACTTGCAAACCTTCTACCTTCCTCAACTATATTCTGTAGTAATTGATATAGCGTTTGAGAAGGCTCTTTGTATGGTAAGAAAGTAATGTTATCTCTAATAGCACCACCGGGAACATCAACATCTCTAAACTCTCCGGGCATGATAGGAGTATCATCTCCTTTAACTCTCAAGCCTCTAGCTTTCAAACCACCCGGCAAGTTAGATAAAGTACCGGCATCAACTAATTGTCTGAGTATTGAAGTTGCTGACTTAGCTAAACCACCAACCATGTGTATCAAACCAAAGCCATAAAACCCTAGACCCGGCAAGTATTGGTAGTGTACAAAGTGCATACGTCTTAATTTCTTAGGGTCATTCTCGTAATAGTTTCTCCTGATACTAAGTATTGTTCCACTTGGATAATCTATAGTGACAACGTAAGGCAAAGCTATTCCGGTCATCTCGCCATTAGCCATGTCCTCAAACCCTTTTAAATCAAGGTCTACCTGCATTTCTAAAAGAGTATGCCTATCATCAAAGTTATAAGTATTGCTTTCGCCTGTCATCTCGTCATACTTCTTGCGTATATCGGATTGATTATCAGACGGCTCAGGTATATCTATGTCACGATAAAATCCTGCTACCTGACTCTTTCTAATTTCATTGGTAGACTTGTGCATTACATGAGTTGCACGTTGACAAGTTTCTAAATCACTTGCTCCATAATTAACTACAACATCTTCTGCCGGAACAAACAAAGAAGCAGGTCTTTCTAAGTTTGGGTCGTAATAAACCTTTCTAAATGCAGAACCGGCAAGTGGCAAGGAGAACAACATCTTTTCCGTTTCTGTCCTGTATTCTGACATCTGATATGTCAACAAGAAGTTTAGATAGTCTTGTACTCGACCTGCTTGTTTAGTTTTATCTTCTGTTATCTTTCCAACAATCTTTGTTCTTACAGGTCCTTGTGCCGGAAACATTTCAGCAATAGATTGAGATTGAAACCTAATTACTGCTTCACTAAGCATAGGGTGGAATACTCCACAAGCTCCTGCCCAAGGTGTAGTTCTTTCTTCAATCTTCAAACCTAGTTGGTCTAAGCCTTTAACATAAGTTTCTTCCCATTCAGAACGTGAGTCTTTGTCTGCTTGATATTGGGAAATCAAATCACCACCCAAGACATTCAAGTCATCTTCTGACATCAAGTCTGCAAGGTTTGCATTAAAACCAGATTGAATTACATTTTCAGACTCAGGGTCAAAGTCAATAATCATTCCTCCGTCCTCCGTAGCTATTGCCACGGAGTCAGGATTATCTATGGAGATTGATAACTCTTCCTGTTCTGGAAGTTCGTCCGTACCCTCGATAGGGGTAGCCGGAGTATTTCTTTCTATTGCCACTTAGTACCTCAGTAATAGTCTGCGACTTTATTATGTTCTAAAGGCTCATCTTCCTCGTCACTCTCTAAAGGAATAAAACCACCTTGTCTAAATCTTAGTAATGCTTGTGTACTGCTATCAACTAAATCGTCATGTTCCATATTAGGAAACCCTGCGAATTGTTCTATCACTTCTTCTCCCCACCTTGTTTCTGGACACCATACTACACCAGAACTAAATAAATCTGAAACTGCATTTACTCTTGAAATCTTATCATTACCTCTGCTAGGTGTGTATTCCTGTACCGGAATACCTATGGCACGTAGCTCAAATATCAGAGGCATACCTGCAGCCTTAGCCTCAACTATAAAAGCATCAGGTTTGTATTCGTTGTATTTATCCTGAGCTTTTCGTTTCAACTCAGGAAACTCTAGTCTTTCTTGGTAAGCATCTAACAAAATAAGATTGGGTACAAACTTACCTTCATCATCTTCTTTGTAAAAAACACCCCAAGTAGTACAAGCAGAGAAGTCAGCTCTTTGATTTTTCATAAAGGCTGTATCCCAAGACTGAATAATAAACTCACAATCCGGTGGGTTTCTGCCTTCCCATACTTTCCACCATTCCCTTTTTATCAAAGCTCCCTCTTCGGAGGTAGGGTCTTGTTGGTATTGTGATTGCCATTTGCTATTAGGTAGCTCTGCTTTCAAAGCAGTTAATTCATCAAGCGACCAAAACTCTTCCCATAAAGGATTACCTGAGGGCAAGATAGCAGGTAGTTCTATAACTTCCCATTGGTCTGCACCACCACGTTTGATACTCGCATCAACAACTTGACCCGTCAAATCCCTTTGGTGCCACCTTGTCATTACCACAATGATAGAGCCATTCGGTTGTAAACGTTGTCTTGGTCCTGAGGTATACCACTCATAGGTACGATTGAAAACATTAATATCTCCACTAGCACCTTCTTGTTCAGAGTGTGGGTCATCAATAATCAATAGGTCTGCACCTTTACCGGTCACAGCACCACCAACACCTATCGCAAAGTATTCACCACCTTTATTGGTATTCCAACGTCCGGC